GTTCATATGCTCCAATGGGTGAGATTGGAACAACGTTGTTATTTTTTTGGCCAGATACGGAATATTTTTAAAGAAGAGTTTTGTTTTATACCAATACGATGTGTTTCCGTGTATATGGCGCATCATTGCATTGCCGTAGGCGAGGTTCAATTCAGAAAATGTCAAATGTATTTTTGAGACATCGTAGTGATCTTTGTTGTGAGTGCTGTATAGAACGTTACACAGTGTGCTTTGAACCGTAAACAGCAACGAGATCGCACGGCGAAACATAAAGTACTTCGGTTCAGCATCGAGAACAAACGGTTGAAATAACTTAGCATACAGTAGTGGGGCACTTGTGTATTTACAAATAAAACACAAATTCCAAGACGTATATTGCGACATATACGTTTGGGTCATATCGTTGAATACAATCGCACCGTTCTCCAGCGAAGGGCGACCGTACGGTTGCAGGAGAAGCCCGTTTGTCCCTGCAGTCGCGTTGTTCACACTGTAATCGGTATTGATGACCTTGTCGCCAAACACTGCTTCGTAAATGTTGGTATCCAGACCAAAAGCACACCTGTCCCCAATCTTTGCGAACATCGCCTTCTTCTGCTCTTTCGTGAATGACCGACTCTTTCTCACTTCACACATTTGCAAAAACTGTGTCAAGCACCAGTCGACACTCTCCGCCTTGACCAACGAAAACAACGATTCGGTATTCATCTTGGAGAGTAACTCATAATTGGTCTTGTATTTTTTCCACTTCATAAAAGAGTAGAAGTCTATCACACACTTTACAAATTGTGCGTCGGTTACCGAATATTTGACCAACGCGTCATATACAATCATCATATGCACGGTTTTTTCGACAACTCCGAATGTCCGTTTGTCGTATGCAGTATCTACCCAGTTGTTGTGTAAGATCACCGCCATTAATTCACACAGTACTGGGTGTCTGCGGACACACCCTTTTTTGAAACCTTCGATGATAGCGTGTATTGTGATCGTTTTACAATACAGATGTACGATGTGCTGAGGCGTCGGAACATTTTGAACGATTATTCTTTTCCAATCTTTTAAATACAACGTGTTGTTGACGAGTGATTGTATCAGGGTTTTGTTTAGTTTGATAGGGTGCTTGCGCAATGCACGTTTGACCAGTTCGTCGACAACGTGTGTTGCGTGGGGTTCACTTTTGACGAACGTGTTCTCTTGGTTTGCGATTTTCCAAATATTCATAGCAGTAATTATAGTGCGATACATTTATCAAGTATGACCGTTTCACCAAAAGTATAACACACGCCACCCGAATATGTCTCACATCACAGCGTTTGTTTTTCGTAAATTAAAATGCAATAAATAACAAAATAATAGCCTTCAAATGTCTTCACTACACGCAATTAATGTCGACGGCGTTGCCTATCGCTCGTTCAAACTTGTTACAATTGATCATACGTTATGGAACGATACGAGCGTCCGCCATTGTGCGGTTAATAAAAAGAAGAAGAAAGAGTCCAAATCCACTCACCTGGGCCCGCACCGGGCAGCCCAGAAGATATTCGATTCGTGGTGTCGCACAAATAAGTTGAACACGGTCGAACCGATTCGGTTCGTGATTCAAGAGACGACTCGTGGCAAGAAACATAAGATGTGTGTGTACGATGGCAAACGTAACAAACTGGATAGTCCGCGACTGGTCACTGTCCATAATAAGAAAACAAATCAGAACTACACCATTTCGTACGAATATCAATCAAATGTGAAAGCGTGCAAAAAGAGTGAACTGAAAAAGTACGAGAAGGAATTGCTGCAGACGCCCTCCCCACCTGATGCGGCTGCGGATGCGGATGGCAAGGATCCACAACCTGTCAAATAAGTTCAGGGTTGGTCGTTGTTTGTTTATGAATATAACCCGTAAGTAGAATACTTGACAAAATCGTCGGTGTCTTTGACCAAACTGTTGTACACACTTGATACACTATTTCCCTTGTACCACGTCCACCAAAAGTAATACGACGTCTTAGGTGGTTCTTCTCCCTCTTGCCATCGGTGCAAGCGATAGACTTCGTTCATATTAAACGCATAGTCAAAATACCGGACACACGACACCAGTCCCATAAACTCGTTCTTCCCGGGATACAGACACCAATCGTTCGCGACGCCCAAGTAGGGAACGTTCTCCAAATGGAAGCTGCGGGTCAAGTTCTTGTTGTAGTACACATCCAGGTCGCGATTATCCAACACCACCGTGATCATCTGCCAGCGCTGCACGAGTAAGACGTCTGGGATGCTGTACGTTTCGGTGCTCTGTTTCCCGTGCGTCGTTTTTGTTTCAACCAGTATGACGATCGTGTTGTTGTTCGTGTCGTAACATATTTGGAATTGACCCACCCCGTTATAATTGTGTGCCAATAACACCGTATAACTATCTTTATTGGTTAGAGCGAGTTGCCCATAATTCTCAATGTTCATCCAAAAGTTTACTGTGAATTGGACACCATGGTTCAATTCCGGTAGCAACTTGGGCTCTTGCAAGAACGATATCTCGTTCCCGGCATACGGTAACTGCAACCCATCATAGTTGACACCTTCTCTGTCCAGAACATAGTAAATGGTACTGCCCATTGTGGACGGGTCGTGCGTGTACAACGCACCGCGAACGGGCAGCGTGAGCAGCACCGGGTAGTCGTTCTGGTTTGTCTGATACCATTTCACCATTTTATAGATTGCGAACCCTAACAGGAATACACTGATCGCACATGCAATAATAATAAAAATAATATAGGGCGAAGACATCCCTTTCATAACGGTAACTTTCAGTTTGCCCCAATCAATGCGTGCCGGATTGAGGTATTTCAGGTCGATGTTCTGAGTGAGATTCGAAAGGGTTTGCGTTGCGCTTGCACCGGTGGTCGGGGACGTCGTCATATTCGTATAAGGGTGTTGCATGTTGTTTTGTGGAGACATACTTGACACGGGATTTGTGTCCGATACATTTCGGGATGGTTGCATTTATTATTACGTATTCTATTTTTTGAAAGGGCAACGAACACGACAACAGCCCGTTCACACCGTGTTTGCGTGACCAGTTTACATTCGCAACTGCAAACCAACCACCCAATTCACCTATGTCTGATGAGATGGGGTGGTATCGGATGGGCAACGCAACCACTTGCGGATAACACACTTTCAGTTCCGGTTTCAGTTGGGGCGGCACTTCGCGTGAGACCGGGTCTTGTTCAAGATGTGGGACGCAAATTTTTCACTTGGCACACGTCCATACGGGTTGCAGTTTAGATTTTAGATTACAATCGTATCCGCTCACGGCAGCAGATTCAGAGAATCCGTATGTTCTAAATCGAAAAATAAATATTTGAAGGTGGTACTATATGAACCAATACACAAACACCGTTGCCAATTCGGCAAACAATATGGTATCCACTTTCGTGGGAAAGCGTGGCAGCAATGTTGCAGAAACGGCAAACGACAAAATGATGTACGGTCTAACAAATGTGAAGAAATACGTCGAAACCCGAAGCATCACCTTCTGGATCGTTGTCGGAACGGTGCTCGTGCTGCTCCTGGTGCTGCTGTTCTACGAGTGGTTGAAAGTCTACCGCCTGTTCAATCGGTACATCGATTGCGGTGCGTGTTACATACGCTTTCGCAACGTGATTTCGGACCCATCCAGTCGGCGTCCTATTTTGCACAACTATCTGGTGAAACCGAACAACGGGTACACCTACTCGATGTGGTTGTATGTTGCGGATTGGTACAACGCGACCGGGTTAGACAAGTGGAAGAACATCTATTACCGCGGTCCACCGATCGGGGATTGCAAGGGGGCGGACAGTCTGACGTGGGATTCGTTCGCCACGCAACAACCGGGGGTGTGGTTCTCGGATGTGGTCAACAACATACGCGTCGCTGTGACCACCCAAACTTCGATGCCGTCCGATTGTGTGGCAGGCGGCGAAGGCGGTACACAGAAAACCGCAACGTACAACAACACGTGCGGCAGTGGCGCGTCGATGGAGACCACCGAACTGAGCATTTTGGAATATGCGGACATCACCGATTTCCCCATTGGCAAATGGTTCCAACTACTGTTTGTGATTGATGAGAAACGGATGGAGTTGTATTTGAACGGTAAACTGGTCAACACGGTCGTCTTCGTGGGTCAGTTCACAAGCCAGTGCGACACCGAGAACGGGCATTTCGGTGTTTCCGGAACAGGTAAGTACAGCGGGCGAATTATGAACTTTCGATATATGCCATTTGTTGTACCCTACCAAATGATTCAGATGCTGTACGAATACGAATCCAAAAACAGTTTGCTGAAAATTCCGAACCCAATGAAGAACGAGGACGACAGTTATCGAAACCCGTACATTTGATATGGTGATAGATGTGGCACACGCACGACCGTCAGACACGCCATGTGTGTGAAGAAAGATACATATATATCGCTCTGAGTGAGACATGTGACCAGAATGTGCGTACCTTATGAATTTTCGATTTCACCAAATACACCGACCCGTACGATAAAAAACAGACATATACCCAGTATCACATCAATGAGCAGGGGTATACTTGCCTTCCGATCTGATCGTAGTAGGTAGACCGATGCTGTCAGTAACAGCATTCCGTGGACAAACCGATACGACGCCCACCAAGTTACACCACCGCCTTCTGAAGCAGTCAGTCTGGAATTGGTGCAAGCCAGATACAATGTCCCGATACCCATTAAACCGGTAATAAAACTGGTATACACTAGATACCGTTTTTCGAGCACTTGTGGAATGTATGCAATGGTTAAACGAAGCGGAATGCACAAGAATAGAAAGAGAAACAGACGTACGGTTTCATTCATATTATTTATGTAATATTATTATTAATGAGTAATATTATTATTAATGAGTAATATTATTATTATTAATGAGTATTCGTATTATTATGGTGTATCGATGAGTATGAATACTTCGTAGCGATAAATAAAATATAAGTATGGAATCATGTCCCATCGTACGTATTATGTGTTGTGTATTACGTGCATAGATTTGTTAACTCGCACCAATCGGTGTCATACACCCTGGTGTATGAAACAATCAATCTAACATCTCTAACAGATATAGATTATAGATTAGATTCGATACCTCACACACACTTGCACAAACTTGCACAAACTGCGCAAAAACGGAACTGGTCCGGTTCGAACGTCTAACATCTTACATCAGATCTCTCCACACGCGCGAGTTGCGCACATGCATCTTCTGCTTGGACGGGTGCACATACGCTGATGCTTGTCGGGTGTGCATCGCGCAGTGGGGCGAATGCCCCACCGAAGATGCTGGGTAAGCGGCAGTTGCGTGTGCGTGATGGGACGTTGCGTGCGGCATCTGTGGAGGAGCATAGTTGTGGTGTTGCGTTGCGAACGTCGGCATTTGCTGCCCACCGAACGTGGCGTGTCGCATCGGTGTCAGCACCATCGGATCTTCGTTGCTTGCGGAGGTCGGGTCGTCCGTCAGTTCGCCCATCGGTTGAATGGTGGTTTTGTGTTGCGTCCAAGCCATTGCACCGATTCCGGCCACCACGTACGATGCGATGGCAACCGTAATTGCGCACAGCCACAGCGGGAAGAGCGTTGCACCGTCTTGGGTGCCGAACGGTTTGCACTCTTTCTTCGCACGGTCGTACATTAGTTCAGGCTGCGCAGTTGTGATGATAACCATCACACCGATGTATATGATAAGTGCGACAAATAGTTTGTACATATTTCGTTCAACAGTGTGTGTTCAATTAAATGCACTACAGAAAAAAGTTTAAAACGTAGACACTCACAAATATAAAATGTAAATTAGTAATACCAAGTGTTACCAATGTATTTACAGTATGTTCTAATCTGTGTAATGGGTGTGCTGTTGTTGCTCGCGCACCTGAAACCAGTCGACGTGGTTCACCCACCAGAACAGCATGCACTCTACGAATCGTTTGTGAATGCGGACAGGGACAGTCGACCGGATACACCACATGTCGTCAAACCAGACGAAACAACTGTTCCATCCACTACAACTAGTAAACCAGAAGAGCACTCACTCGTTCGTATGGTGACGAAAATAAAAAGACTTGCGAATTTTGATTCGGCCACGCAACTGTTGGCAGAGTTAGATGGCATCCGGGCAAGCTTTATGCCGGCGATATATTCGTTTGATCCGAAAGATACGGACGACCGAGAGGTCGTGAGCGTCTTGTGGTCAGGTGGGGTGGCATCGACATTCCGCATTTGCGAACTGCTCTTTATTTACAAACGACACGTTCGTCCAGTGTATTTAGAACAAACGGATTTGGACGAACGCCAATCGTACACACAAGAGCGCCACTCGGTGAAAGCGCTACACACATACATTTGCGACACACTGCCACCAGATGCAACCGGCAGACTGCTGCCTACACAAATCTACGAAAGTCCCATACGCCAGACACCGAATAACACCGAAATACGCAAGCGCCTCGCATTCATATTTGATACACATCCGCACAATATTGATAATTTTTATCTGTACCTCGTCAAACTCAGAGGGCAACAAGAGCAATCGTTCACCGAGTTGTCAAAAAAACCAATCGAACTCGTTTTGCCGGAAGGTGGTCCACACCACTTGCTACGGAATGCGGTTGAAACGTGGGGGGCACGATTTGTGCGATTAACCAAAAAAAACGTGCCGGACACACGTACGCCCCAACTGCAGATGCTACAATGCACCTTTATCGTCCCCCCAATTGCGGACGAAGACACCGACCTACACATCGACCAACGTAAACAAAAAGAGTTTGCAAACTTCTTTAGTCATATTCATTTCGTCTTACCTTGTCAAGATGCATTGTACCAGCACCGCATGATAGACACGTATGCTTTGAAACCGATCCTCAAACGTGCCTGGACGTGCCGACACCCTGTTCAGACGCCACACCAAAGTATTATTCAGAAAAATAAGATTAAAAGAAATGTGTTTTTGCACACTTCCTTTCCACTTGGTTATTGCGACGAGTGTGTGTCGTGCCAACTGCGCCATAAAGATGGTATAGAGAGACTCGCCCCCAATTTATTTAAGACCCGAAAGAAGTATGACCCGTTCAGTCTAACCTAACGAACGCTGGGTTGGGGTGTGGGGTTGGGGTCACGACACGTGTTGGTGTCGATTTGTTCTTGATGAAATGGATGTGCGTTGTCTGTTGTATATGTGTTGTGTGTGCGTGTACTTGTTTCATTTGAGTGGTGCATGATGGAGATATAGACCGAAAACAGATTTAAATCTTTAGATAATAATAGTACATTAAAAAATCAATACTATTTATATTCAAACACACACACACACTCACTCACACACTCACACACTCACACACTCACACACTCACACACACTCACACACACACACACACACACACACACACACCTGCACGCAGACGACCGCTAACTAACTAAATGTTGAACCAAGCAATCGTATAAAGCTGTTGCTTTTTAATGTAGATTGTAACGAGAGTTGTTTTGTGCGTTGTTTTTCTGAAATGTGCGGTTTTACAGTCTTCTTATCCGGTACAATCGTTTTCCGCAATGATTTCAACCCACTCATAATTTCGTGTAAACTGAAACCGTGCCCATCACCAGTTGCATTCGTATTCTTTTCGTGTTTGTTGATTTCGGTTTTTTTCAGTTGATGGTCATCTTTCAACGAAAGTGTAAGTTGATCTGGTTGTGGAACTTCTGCTGGCGTGTCAAGTCCGTCCAACGAGTCCAATTCTAACACCGTGGGGTCTAATCCGTTCATACGCATTTTGTGTTGTACAGCAGGTTTGGGAACACACTTCTGAAGCATTCTAAAGTATGTGCCGTAAATTGGGTGCGAACAGTTATCAGATTTCGTATCGGTTTGTGTACGTGTATCAGGTGGCGTGTGTGAGACAGACGAACTACACTGGTGTCCGATTTCGACAGAGTCTGTCTGTGTGCCGGCGTCACACACACGTATCTTTTGTGGTGTATCAGATTGAAATGCATATCGAGGAGGGTTGAATATTTGTTGGTCCTGAACTTGCAGTATTTGTATATTCAACCCAACTGTTTCAGAGTGCGTGTTAACCCACACCTGATTCAAATGAACTAATAAGCGCACGGTGTTGGTTTGTTTGGATTCGATGAAATCCGCAATCGGTTTTTCGTTCTGATTGATATCAAAATATTTTAAGGCAGACGTGAACGATGTGTTCAACTTCCATTTTACAACGGGACGATGCGCAGTCTGACGAGCGTCCACATCAGCAGGCGGCGTGTTATTCAGAAACGTGTATTCATTATACGATTCTAAACAATTTATCCAGCGGTACGTTTTGTATTTTGGAAACTTCGCCAACCATTTTTGGAATAGAGTTTGTAATTTAGATAAGAAGTGTTTCCATTGTTGGTGTTCTCGATTGTGTGTCTCATACAGGTGAAAGTCTAGGAAGTATACCCGATTTGCTTTGCGTTTGATATACCTAGGAGGTGAACATAATCTCATCCAGGGCGTTTGACACACAATCTGGGTGCGTGTTTCATTTTGAAACAAGGGGTAGAAGTAACGTTGATTGCTGGTGTTAATCGGTTCTCCGATATACACACCGTGTGACAGTAATACTTTCAAGGAATCACCACATAACATTTATAACCAAAATAGACTCCGTCTATTTATGGGGAGGGTGGGTTGTCAAACTTATATTTAAAATAAATAAATACAAACCATATAATAGTATGACACCGTCTATATATTTAATGCATCAGATGAACTTGATAACCAAATATTTGTGCACGTGTGAGTGTATTTATGATTTAGTCGGGTTACCGAGAGAACGTGATGGTGACGGTTGCGAACACCATTCGGATGAGGACATCACACTAAGAAGAAGACGCCGCTGCCGTCGCCCACATTTGAGGTATTACACAGACACGCTGCATTCTTCTGCCGAAGAGTCGTCAGAAGTCATTTATCATCAACCGTGCGACATCTTCCAGTTAGCGGGAGATACCGGTGGAACACACCCACCCACGGGTGCATGCGCCAACGAATCGATACCTAAGCGCAGGTGTATCCAAACGGTTCGCCCGTCGGAAAAGGAAAATGCAACGACGCAATGTGTACTCAGCAACACAGACGCACATCACCCCAGTGCGCTGTCGGTCGGTACGACCGACAGTCTGGGGAACATCACATACACATCCACATACACCCACGCAGACACAGACACTGACACCCACGCAGACACAGACACTGACACCCACGCAGACGCAGACACATACAATGACACCCACGCAGACACATACACCCACGCAGATCGTGACATTTGGCATATCCTATAGTGGGTGACATACGGAAATGCGTCTCAATTACCGATGAATAATAATACTTGCAAGTAGCACGATATTCATTTATTTAGTAGATAATTATGGAGACATCTGTTTCGGTTCTAGTCGATGCAAAGCGTGAATACACCAAACAACTCATTCAGGTAATACGTCCGTATTTGCTGACAGGAGTTCTATCTATATACGACGAAGCCTTCAATGTGTGCCAAGAAAACAAGGAGTCAGATTTAACAATGCTCACGTTCCAGGAGTTGCTTGGCGAAGTCCCAAAGTGGAACAACGTGATGATTGTGGACGAAACGGAGCGGATCGTCACTGATTCCAAATGTGATTATTTGGAGGATCTGTTGACTGCTGTGTTCGTATGCCATACAAAGATTCTCACAACGGTCAGAGTAACAAATAAAGACCGTAAAATCAATTTGAAAATCCCGTGTGTTGAAAATTTCGTGCATCAGGTGTACATTGAGATGGCACGGGAGTTTTGGAAACACCCGTATTTATTAAATCCACTGGATGTCAGTAAACTTGAATACCAACAGAATTTGAAGAAAGCCGAAACACTGATTCACGAATGTTTGGAATCCACCATACGCAAACTATTACCCGTGAAGGATATTTTGAAAGAGTATCTGGTGGAAGATAATGTATCCGACGATGAGATAGATGACTTAGATATATCGAAAGAACAATCACACGAAGACCTGGTTGGTGGCGGTTCGGATAGAACAGCGGAAACCGACCTATCTCCCGGGAAAAATGTGCTCGTTGACAGTATGTCGTCTGCAAGCAACCAGTCAGACGATTCGTCAGATACGAAGAAAACGATTCAGAAACAATTGACTAATATGACGAAAGATCCGGAGTTGACAGTTGAAAAGGATAATGCGGTCGCAAAGGTGGGTGAGAGTACGAATCATAATCAGAATAGTGCGGCGGTTCCCCAAAAATCGGTGTTCAATGCAATGTTGGATGCAATTGAAGGCAACCCAAAAAGTGCACCAAAAAGTGCACCAAAAAGTGCACCAAACACTGATCAAATCAAAACTGTATCTACCTCTGCTGCGAAAGGTAGCACTCCCTTTGTCGGCGGTGGGGGGTCATCTTCACCATCTACTACCGATTGTACCAAGAAAATAAACATTACGACACCACTGTTATCATCTTTAAACACGACACCCTCACCATCATCGCCGTTGGCAACTTCGTGCATGCCGTCTTCGCCGTCATCGCCAGTAACACAACTGTCTATGAGTTCGCTGACAGGTGGCAGCAGTTCACCAAGCACTGGCACAAGCAGTTCGAGTGAAATTTCGCTCGATAACCTCGGTGCGATTGAAGAAGTGAACGTCAACTTCGGTCGCCCGTCGTCCCCGACGCCTTCTATCAAATCGGACGTGTTGTCGGAGTTTGACAAGATGGCTGCGATGCGCCCCTCGCCGTCTGCCTCGCCGCCATCTTCACCAGTGCCGTCCTCATCCGTTTCAGCAAGTAACCCATTTACCTTTTTCTAATCACACCACATTTGCCCATCATCCTAACAGACCGTCCATCTCTCCCGGATTCTTAAAAGGGGCACTGCTGACAAACACGTAGTACGAACCCGAGTGACGCCCACCATTACCATTCAAATGAATGGTAGCACCTGCTTTGAAACTTTTGGAGTATACACCTTGTTGAAACAACGCACCGGACGCTAATGTCGCAAAATAGGCAGCGGTGCGGGTGGGCGTGTGCCACTGAGCGAGAGGCCGATTCAGTTTCGTCCATCCATTCGAGGCGTTACACCAGTCATTGACGCCAAGTTTTTTTTTTGCTTGCTGCCACAACTCAATGTAGACGGTCACCGGTTTGTTGGACCACAGTATCATTTGTACATCACCGGAACTCGTTTCCTTGTCGCTGTTTGCGCTGCGAATATATCGGGTTTCTTCTTCCACGAATTGGCCTTTTGGGTGGACTGTCGTTCCGTCTCCATTCGGGAAAGACACGAAACGTTCCTGCCTGTCGGTCCACACCAGATTGTCAACGACCAGGTTGGCATATGGCACGACTTCGATGAACCCGTATTGCTTACCAGACGCCTTCTCGCCACGCATCGCGCGCACAACGAACTGCCCGGTTGTGCGCACGGGGCTGAACAACCGATTCAATTGGCCGCAAATGATCGTATTCTTTGATAGACCTTTCTGTCCATCGGTCGTGAAAATCTGCTCCAATTGTTCTTCATCCAGTACATCGTACGGGGTGTTCATACACACATCCCCCCACAGACGCTTGCCGATGGTGTTCATTGTGGTAAGCGTGTCTGCGTACTTCGCTTGGGCCGTCTGAAGACGAACGCCGGTATCCTTTAGTTTGTGCACCTGACCTTGCAGTGTGTCGGACGGATTCGTTGATTGCGATTCGTTTGGAGGTGCTAATAGGTCGGCAGTTAATAAATCGCTAAATCCATTTGTAAACCGATCACTCATCGTAGAGAAGACCTTGTTGTAATTTGTCGTATTGTTTTCCTGACCAAAGACACAGTTACCGGTTTTACACAGGTACATGTTATCGATACGCACCGGTTTGGCAAAGTGCGTACTTGTTGTATTGCTCGCATTGTATGAGTTGCACACACCATTTGTAACGGGGACTGGTTTGCATCGCCCACCCGAAGTGTGTGCAATGGTGAGGGGTGAATAAAAGGGGGTATCGGTGGCGGTGGTGGCAGAATCTGGTTCAGCACCCGTATTGAAATGCTCTATTTTACCGATTTTGCGCGCAACCACACACACACCCAGCCACATGGTGATAAGCGTGACACAAATCACCACACATCGGATAATATATTGTACCATTAGTGTGACGTGATATACTTAAAACGAAACCAAACATTTTTATTTCCTGTGCGTGTTGACGAATCATTTCCGGAAGACGCCCACATCTTATAATCTGCTTGTTCGTAATATGGCGGAATAGTTGTGAGAGGTGTAAGCGAATACAAATAAAATGCCGAAAACGATTTCACGGGAGAGGACCACCCGGGAACGTCCCCGTCACGATTGTACTCCACCTCATACCATTTGTTACCATATTTGTCATTTGGTGGGTTGTCGACACTACTGTTTCTTGCATACACTTCCCAATAAATCCAATTATCTTTGTGGGTACTAAATACATCTAAATCACTCGCCAATATCAAACCAGCGGTGTTTTGATGCAGCGTATCATTATTAGTATCCACTGTCGCAAAAGATACAACCGTATTACCATCTAGTATGAACGGTTGTTTCACTTTTTTCGCACTGTACCAACTATTTGCGTCCCCACTGATATCTTCGATTCCTAATATCTTGGTGTCTTTCGTGTACACATAGAACCCCGTTAATATATTATCAACCGTAAATACACAATCTCGGACGTACGACAACTCTTTCATAACAGGCCTAATATTTGTTTCTAAATCGGTTGTGTTCGCCTTCATTTGTGAGGCATACTCATTGTACTGCGTTATTTCGGTACTAGCGGAAGCAATATTTGCGGTTACGTTTGCCGACTCTTTCTCCACGTCGGTTCTCTCTGCCGCATAGAGTGGAGACGCCACACACTTGTCCAATGCTGCCGCCTGCGTGGTCAACACTAAATCGTCCAGGTTTTTGGGAGAACCTGTGAACCGAATGCTCTGCAGGTCGTTCAGATACAACGACTGCAACCGGGCAGGTTGTTGCCACATATAGGGGGTGTGCACATCCAGTATCGGGCGCGACAAGAGATAGTTATCGATATTGTCCGTATCCGATTCGTATGCCGTGAAGTGTTCGTTGCTGTGTGTCCGACGAGGCGACCGCTGGTTTACAAATAGTATGCATATGCACAACAGAATGAATACACACACAATATAAACTACTATCGAATATCTCTTTGTATCCATTTCGTATTATTACGTATATTTAATTTGATGTATTAAAAATAAATTAATTCAACAAAAGAAGTCCGCTCCACAACGTATGTCGGACAACGATAATTCAGTTGGGTTCGCATTCAATGTTGCGGACACACGCACAATTGCAACTGGTGTCAGTCCAATAAGCACCACCCGCACACTTCTCGCCACACCCCCAATAATGCGGATTCGGTACCCTTAAGGAATATCCCGTCTGACACTTTCTGTCGGACGGATAACACTTCACCCGTTCCAAATGACCGACCATGTTCTTCAACTTAGTGAATTGAGATTGAATCCGTTTGGCGCTTTTTAACGTTTGGGCATCAGTTCGTATATGTCGGTCAACAACCAACGTCTGCAATTGGATCGAGTCCAGTTCGGCACGCACTCGTTTTTTTACCTTCTCGCCAGATCTGGCACATGACTGCGTGTGACCTTCGAGATCACCCAACAAACTTTGTAAGTTGTTCTCTCCTATCCACGTGTCGGCAGTCGATGGCAAGGTCAGCGTGCTATCTCCGACGAAATAAGGCGCATCCCATTCGTAGATACAGGGGGGTGTCGTGTTCGCATCGGGCCCATAATTTAAATCTTTATTGCACTGCAATGCGGTCGGGTCTCTTAGTATGGGTGGCATATAATTCGATGTGCTTTCGAATGCTTCGGTATTCCAAGCATTTGCAACAGCCAGAACAACACACACGATAGCGATACATATGAGTATGTAGATGATCATTCTTGAGTAATACATATATGTGCATATTTTAAATATTTTACTGTATACTCGTATGGTGAAGTGCTGCTTCGTGTCCGATGTGGAACAATCTCTTTTTCCCTACGACATCCATTGCAAAATCAACCACGAACGTTGCACAATTGGAACGTGGAATTGGTATAGACAGAATCGTGTGTGGACGTTTTTTCATAATCTTAGACATACACTTCTCGTGTAAGGTTCGGCACACGCGACTATTTAACAGTGCACAGAAAGACGGAACATCGTTTGGTATGGGACGGGTGTTCGCTGATGAAACTGTATTCGGATCAGTGTCTGCTTGGCAGACACACTGAATAATAAGAGATTTGTTTCGGTGCGTTGCGAATTGTATGGGTGCGTGTTCGATTGTGCAGCCGTCTACATACATATGACCATTGTGCACAACCGGTGTGAACAGAAAGGGAACCGAGATGGAAATGCGACATGCAACCATTACTCTCATATGAGGCGTGTTGGATGTGTCGAACGCTTCAGTCACACCTTCGGTTAGATTGTACCCCGCAATAACTAATTCTTTTTGGGAGCGCACCTGCAGTTCGTGGAACGTGGTGTCTTCGGCAAATCCCTTTTTTGCAAGTGCCAGACGAACGATCTGCATTATTTTACACCCATCGATCACACCCATTACATCAAAGAAAGACAACACGCTGTCACACGTGGCATCATTTAGGTTCGAATAATCAACATTCAGTAAGAGTTTGTACAGCGATTGGGGCGTATAACCTAAGACCATAAACACCGCAATGATCGCACCCGCGGAGGAACCGACCCACCGATCAATCGTTTGCAACTGCCCGGTCTCATACAGCGCCTGCAAACTGCCCACTATCGCAATTGCATTTGTCCCCCCACCAGATAGAACAATTTCCTTTATTTTTCCAGACATTTTTCCAGACATTTTTCCAGACATTTTTCCAGACATTGGTAGTTAGCGCCAAAGCAATTGAATTAGATGAACATTATATATTTTTAAATAAAACTGGATAAAAAACTGATTTATAAACACCTTCCTTTCCATTTATTTAAATAAAATAAATCGGCAACTCTGATGAACGTACAGTCTGTTTCGGTTGATGATGGTAGTCGCAAACGACAACGCACCGACGACGGGTTCACTGTATCTGATGCCCGAACTGATACAACGTACGATGATCTGTTGGAATCGTTATCCTCGCCAGATGACAGTTCCGTGTACACCTCTATGTCGACTGTACACAGTGACAACGATATATTTGATGACCTTGACGGAATGAACCCACCTGTGGAGGGATGTACGCCTCAACTGGAACTCTTCCTTATACCGGAGGCATCGCACACGATCCGATTCTACCTGAGTAAAAATATTAGTTTAGAAGAACATCTATGCGAACCGACTTTCGAAGAATTCGCACAAACACACCAAACGCCGGTGGATTTGCTGTGCAGTTATAATGATGCCCGACCACACGATTCAATACGAGAAAATAGTTGCATATTGCTTCCCAACGAACTGCAACACAAAGGATATTTGTTCACATTGAAGTTGATGTCTCACGCAACAATTGATGCTGAAATGCGCACGATGCTTCGCGCACACTGTTCCTTCACGCAACAAACGATGCGAGAAGCGTTTGTGACACCGCACCAACTTATGTCGGCAGAAACACACCAGTTGGCACAACAATATGCGCGCACGCATTATGTTGTGCCACACGAGATCACGCTACAAGAATTCTCAGAGAAGGGTATTTTCAAAGAAATTGATTGGTATAAAGTCTATCGTGAAAACAACGATTATTTGAGAGCAGACATGAGATTCAAGTACCCGGCAACCGTTTCAATTGGAACAAAAGAACCCGATATTCGTCCACTCTGCCTACTGGACATTATACACAAAAATGGACAGGTCTTGGCAAAGGGGAAAGTCTTGGGAAGTGGTGAGCAATTGAGAAAAAATTTGTATATGAATAAAATTAATTTGCTCTCTCGGTACAATGGGCAAGTGTGCACATTACCTCTCAAACACACACGCAGTAATGTGCCGAATACCCCCCAAAAGGCACACACGATTCACCTTACACTTGAACAACAAGACGACCTGAAAGCCAGATTCGAAACAGTGCCTTTCTACGATGCAAAAACACCGTGTCTCCGCAACTGTGGTAATCAGGGACATCTGTACAGTACAGACCTCACCGAGCAGATTGGTAAATTCACAAAGAATGCGACGTACACATTGTATACTTATTTCGCAAAGCCATACACTGTTCGGTTGATACACGAATCACTCTAACCAGTACAAGTGCTAATACATTTAATGATTCCAGTTAATATATACATCACTACCTAAAGCACACGTATATAGATATGAAATCGATTGGTATTTTTTATTTTAGAAGGGATCTCCGATTGAATGACAATTATGCTCTGCGCACCTTGTGCAGAGCCTGCGATTTGATTGTGCCCGTATTTTGCCTCGACCCGCGCCAGATCCAACCCAAACACAACCCGTTCTATTCTCCGGCATCTGTAAAATGTATGTTTGAATCGCTTGTGGATCTGAATAAGCAAATACAGACCCATTCGAAACAGTCCGAATTAATCATTTTACAAGGCAAACCAGAAGTATGTATATGTGCACTCGTGCACACACTCTGTAAAACATACCAACACTGTTCGGTGGCGTGGAACGAAGACAACACACCCTTCTCTGTCCAACGCGATGCAAATCTTATCCATCAACTAACACACAAACACCCCACTGTTCAGATTGTGACAAATCATGACGATGTGACGATTGTTCCAATCAGAAACATACGAACAAACACAAATACATTATACAAAGTGTTTACGCCCTTTTATCGGAAAGCCGTCTCAAAAGGTGTCAAACGCATGCACACTCTGCCACGAACACAATTCATAGATACATCGGCAATACATTCAAAACAAACATCGCTGCGCGTCGACCAATTGCTCCAACACAAGACGTTCGCACACCTGACAGATGTTCGCAGCGCAGTTGCCGGTGGGCGAACCGAAGCGTTGCAACGTTTGGCACCGGCATACATCGTCGAACGTTGTCGCAAATACAACACGGAACGCAATCACACGTGGGAAGAAAAAACCACACGGCTGTCCGCCTATCTGAAATTTGGATGTGTGAGTTTTCGGGAAGCATACCACCATATACACAACGCGTTGCACACGAATCACCCCGTCGCTTGCGAAGCATTGACGCGGGAACTGTTCTGGAACGCCTTCTACGGATACGTTGCGTATCATTTTCCGGATGTATTGAAAGGGCAACTGAACGCCTTTCCCCGGTCAGTGCAGACGAAGAGACGCCCCCGACCTGCTGCCGAACAAACCAAAAAAGCACGTCGTCCACTCCCCCACCGCAATCAAGAGATGATCGTCCCATTGAGAGGAACCAGTGCCAGTCTCTGGGAAAATCGCGCAACGCAACACGTCGCACTCACAAAATGGAAAGAGGGTCTAACCGGATTCCCATATGTGGATGCGGCAATGCGCCAATTGAAAACCACTGGTTGGATGCACAACCGGGCGCGGATGGTGGTCGCATCCTTCCTGGTCAAGGATCTGCGCGTCGACTGGCGCAAAGGTGAGAGACACTTTGCACAACACCTGGTCGACTACGACCCGGCGTCCAACAACGGAGGGTGGCAATGGGCGGCTTCCACTGGCGCAGATGCGCAACCATATCACCGGATCTTTAATCCGTGGACACAGAGTTTCAAATTTGACCCGAATGGCGTGTACATCAAGAAATACATCACCGAACTGAATACAAATCGTATTACCGCAACCGACTTACACCACTGGTACGATGCGCACATACGACATAAATATGAAAACGATGAGACGGTTTCAACCTATCCATCACCGGTTGTCGTTCATTCGACAGCACGCGTGGAAACGCTTCGTAGGTGGAAAGCACTGAAGTCGCACCAACAATCGGGTTCGTTTACAGTCTAAGTCTAATTTAATTAAGTGGATCGAAATACAGTCGGGGTTGCACAACGTATCATCAACATCTATCTATCGTATCCCCATCCACCAAGTAAGTTGGCATTTAGACGTACAACCCACACAGTGGACTGCACCAAGCGTTCACGCGCGGGCATCGTGATGCCGCCGGTGTCTGCTCCACAACTGCCAACTCTGGCATAACCTCAGTAGGCAACACCGAGCACCCCGGCATTCGGTTGTTGGTTCTTTGTAAATAGGGTGTGGTCAACACATTCTCCGAATGGATCGGAATGGAACGTGACTCGACATAACTCGGCAACACTGTATCCGTATCTTCGTAATCCGCAGTGGTGTGGTGGATACCAGGTGGTTGCACACGCACGTGTGTGGTGTCGTGTCTCGGCACAGTTGGCACAGTCGGCGCGCGGTGCGACACCCAACGATCGTGACCGGCAACAAGATAGACAACCGCACCGACCACGCATGCAACCACCAGATGCACCAGATGCACCAGATGTAACTGATGTGGTATATCTCGCATTTTTTATTATAATATATTCAATACAAAAAAAGAACACCGCTTTCGGAAATCACCATATATATATATATATATATAACGGTTCGAGATAGACACACACACACCTTCAACTGAATGTCTTGTATGTTTGCATGGGTGTGGGCGTTACGTAATTTTACAAATTCGACCTACGTTGAGAAAGACAGTGTCGATAAATTCGGCAAGTTGTATAATGAAATCAGCGAACGAGACCGTAATGGAAACGGATACTGAGGCAGGGCAAAGGTGTACTATCGTTATATAATTCGCTTCTATATCCCGCTTGTGTAATTGTGGTAATTGTGTGGTGTGTATATAACCCACGCATTTAAAAAAATGCACGTACTATTAAATTAAAAACATACAATGAAATGGTTGTATCATAATACTCAGTTTGCGAATCAGATTCGTACTAAAAACAAATGTTATGCACCAAATGTGAATAAAGGGTTGTATGAACAGGATAGTGACCAGTTACAAATACAAATAGAGCAAAACGAGAAAGAATTAAATAAGTATTATGCTATAATACAACTCAAAATGTATTTATTAGATATGTATGAGATACACGATAAAACTGAATTGCACACACTGATAGAGAGCGCTTACTCCGAATGAATAAGTGTTCGGTTGGGTTTTTGTTATGTGTCCTGCTCGTTAGTCAACTTCTTCCATAGTCGATTCTTCGTCATCTTCCGATATGGTGTCATTCGTATCGGGCGTGTTTTCTGAAACAGATTGTCGCTCTTCGGTCGCATCCTCCTCCTCATCATCATCATCTTCCAATCCAAGTCCCAGTTCCACCAACCGATGAATACGACTACTGAACGTCGTTGGTGCGTCAAGTGAAAATCCGGAAGTCAATACAGATGTCTCATACAACAACCACACGAGATCATTGGTTGTCTTGTCGTTTTCATTTTCGTTCACCTTATTCAACAATCCTTTAATAATACGATGGTCCGGATTGATTTCCATAATTTTGCTGCCACCCATTTGCATACCCGCATTAGCATCTCTCAGAGTTTGTGCTTTCATAATACGTTCCATATTTGCGCTCCATCCGTATTCTCCGGTTACCAACACACACGGTGATTCTGTAATACGATTAGACACAACCACTTTGGATACCTTTCCACCCAACACGTCCTTCATCACATTGCACAATTTTGCACAAGCAGTCTTTGATGCCTCAAACGACGCTTTTTCATCCTCGTCGTCGTCGTCGTCAAATGTCAACCCCTCTTTTGTTGCACAAATCAATGTGTGACCGTCGTAGTCTTTCAATTGTTGCACAACATATTCATCAATCGCTTCCACCATATAGATTACCTCAATATCTTTTGCGTTAAGTTTTTCAATGAACGGAGACGATTTAACAACTTCCAGACTTTCACCAGTTACATAGTAAATCCCCTTCTGGTTTTCTTTCATACGTTCAACATATCCATCTAGAGATACAAGTTCATCTGCTTCCGTCTTAGACGTATTGTATTTCAATAGTTTAGCAAGTTTCGAACGATTGGCAGAATCTTCGTGCACACCGAGTTTCAAATTCTTAGAAAAGGCTTGATAGAAAGCATTATACTTTTCGTCGTCTTCCTTCAGGTCTTCAAACATTTCCAAACATTTCTTCACGAGACTCTTCTTAATGACTCGTATAATACGATTCTGTTGGAGTGTCTCGCGTGAAATATTCAGAGGCAAATCTTCGCTATCCACGACTCCCTTCACAAACGATAGATATTCCGGAAGCAAATCTTCACACTCATCGGTTATGAACACGCGACGAACATACAGTTTTACATTGCTGGTCTTCTTCTTGCCCCCACCTTCAAACATATCAAAGGGTGCACGTTTGGGAGTGAATAGCAATGCACGGAATTCAAGTTGTCCTTCTACTGCAAAGTGTTTGACTGTCGCATGCTCCTCCCAATCATTGCTTAGCGCTTTATAGAACGACACATAGTCTTCTTGCGAAACGTCACCCGCTTTTCGCATCCACAGTGGTTTTTGATGGTTCAAATGTTCCCAGTCATACGACACCTCCTGAATGGTTTTGGTTTTCTTTGGTTCATCTGTCGCATCTTCTACCTCCGGCACATCATCATCATCATCATCATCATCATCATCATCATCATCATCATCAGCAGCAGCAGC